TTTGTAGCAAGATACACGGGCTGGTTAAATGTAAATCGTGTATAGTGATTACCATTACCGGGGTTTGGAGTGACGCCTGTTGGCACTACATTAATGTTTCCAGCAGTTACCACCGCACGGGCCAAAACTTGATCCGCCGACGGATAACCATTAACCGTGGTTCGTATTTCTGCTGTAACATCCATGCCTGCTTTACCCTTTTTTGCAAAGAACAAATCAGCATGCGTAACAAAAATTCCATCTGGATAATCTGATCTCTCAACAATAAACGTTTGTGCTAATGGGTCATAAAAACGCACGTCATCTACTATAGTATTAGACCGAACACTAGTCTGCGTATCAGAGGTTGTCGTTATACCACCATGTGTAGACCATACGTCCACTTCACGTGTGCGCAGAATGTTTCGTTGCGTTACTATCGTCGATCCTTTTGACGTAAACGCGGTTGACGCTGAGGTGTCCGTGCTTATAGTGGAGCCTACACCCTCTAACCGCAACACACGAGATCCTACGTTAAACCTTAACGACCCGCTTAAAATACGATCATATCGATCCGATGTACCGGAAGAACCCATTGGTTGACGCACCCCAGGCAATCTAAACATTCCAAAAAACGAGCCAGGGCTCACCGCTATAGCAGTAGTGTCTCCGAGTGCTGTTGATTCCAAATCCCCGATACTATATCGAATAGGATTAAACGCCGTCAAGCTTGCGTTTTTCTGTGCGACAAACGGAGCTACAGAATCTCCCGGCAACGCAGTGATTGTTGCAACACGGGTAGCAGAATTATAAGACGTAATAACGGCCTTAAATCCAGCAACTCCCGTTTGCTTAGTGGTTGAAGCTAAGATTGAAGCTGGTATTGCACCCAGAACTCCCTCAGAACTTGTAAAGCTACGTACTACTCGCCCCGATCCATCTAACGACCACCGCTCGGCTTCTCCACCATCAGTAAAATGTATAACTTTTCCAGCGTATCCGTTGTTTGCCGTAGCGTCTGCACCAGTGTCCAATGTAAACGACCACGGGCCTGCTGCGGTATCTGAGGCGCTTGTCAGTGCGGTGATTTTTCCGTGATTGTGTTGATAACTGCTAATTGAAACACCAGTACCGCTGAGAGTGGTGAGTGCAACTAACGATTTAAGATTGGTGCGCGAAGTAATACTGCTACCTGCAAACACACCCGTCGCATTAACAATATACAGATACGCCACTGCATTCTCCGCATCCCGAACAATTGCTACGATGCGTCCTTGGCCGCCAGCAGCGGTGACGAGATTATCTCCCACTTCGAATCCAGAAGTCGTCGCGTCCGTAAGAGCAATTGTAATTTTATTTGCACGTTCGATGTATGACGTTACATCAATCCCATCAAATAAAGCACGAAGCGTAGCGGACGGTAATAATCCGGCAGCAGATATATCAATATCAATCCCTCGCATAAAAGAAGCAACCGATTGATCTACGACACGCTCACCGATATCTGTTTCAATGGTACTAATTTTTTTGTGAGTGAAAATTGTTTCCGTTGATTTAGTCGTTGTTGCCGTATCCGTTGTGACAATATTACGTCCAGTTAACCGAACTAATCTATCTCGATTAGCAGCCCACTGCTCTTCAGAAATAAACGTATTACGATCCCCACTGACGCTTTGCGTGGTTTCAAAGCTAGAGGAGTCGACGGTTTGACCCGTAACAGTCGTTTCCCAATAGTTATACGATGTCTCAATTGTTTCACCATCACGAATCCCGTCATGCTCATTAAACATGTTTGTAACCAAAGTGGGAAGCGTGATATGATCAATCCACGTATCTGACGAGGGAAATAAACTTACCGATCCAAACCACGAAAACACATTGAATGGATTAATATTAACGGATTTCGAGGCAAGTCCCTGCGTAAGAAATGGTATCGACTCGTACGGCAATGAGTATAACCCAGATCCGGCAGGGCCAAACGGAACCACCTGACTCGTTGCAGAAGGATCGGGATCTAAATCATAGAATTTTACAACCGCCCGAGGACGAAGCTCTTGCTTTTCGTGATCAAGCGAAACGGACGTATCAATATTTCGGAAATTTACCACTGCATCATTTGAAAAATTATCTGTAACAATGCCGTTCTTAAATCGCTCGGTATCGTATTCGTCCAATTCAGGTTTATTTAATGCTTGCAAATCCATCGTAGAAAGAGCCGCATAATATTCTAATCCTTCAATACGCTTTTCTAATGTGCGAATATCTTTCATCGTATATCGTTTATATTCAAACGGACGAACATGAACTAATTCTGGAAACGCCGTGTATGCGGGAAATGACAACACATACAGCGTGATACCGTTTGGATCATCATTAGGAGTTTGAGGGTTATCACCGGGAACTCCAGAAATAATCTTGAATACTTTTTCTTTTGTTAAGACAACCTTATCAATACGCGAGAGATAATACTCGTAATCGGCTTGATAGGCGGCTAACGGATGGGGCAACACTGTGGTTGGAAAACTGTAGGCCGCAGCATTGGTGTACGGATTTGTTGCCGTATTTGCTGACGCAAAATTTGTTGAACGAACTGGGCGGAAGTCAACATAACTTGATAATCTAAAATTTTCACCAGACTTCACATCGGTAAATACTGGAATATCTTCTAGATCATATCCAGTATAACTTTCGGGAGTAAAATATCCCAGACCGTTTCCTGATGCAGCATGTGAAAACACATCCGCAATAACAAGAAGCTGTGCACAGTTAACCGTATAGTGAACCGCGCCAGGTTTTAATACAATTGATGCGTAATCATAACACCATGATCGTTGACCATTGTCTAATGTATAATTGCTTGTAACATCAACCACGGCCGACGCGTTTGTTGCAATCGTGTTTGCGTCAATTACCGCAAAAACTTTTTTCAATTCAGTGACATCGGCAATACCCAAGCTCACAATTCGTGGAGAGGTTGTAGTGATTGAGTTAATACCAATGTGTACCCCAACCGACGAATTTGCGTTTGATACTAGATGTCCCGTTGCATTTACCACGACACTGGATAAATTAGTGTTTCCGGTATAGAGTGTTTTGGCACGAGCTGCATTTCCATCCTCTACTGAAGTACGCGCATACAAATCAATTGTAATACTACCCGTTGTATAGCCTGGAATTCCCGTGGCGTTAATGTACAGTTCCATTGATCCATTCGCAGCAACATCCGCACTAGCAAGGCTTGAAGTTAAATTAATAGATGCGCCGTTGCTGTTTCGTGCCGCAACAAGGTATTCTGCAACGCCTGCTGTTTGTGGGTAATTTTCTTCGTTTGCCCCTAGTCCAACAGTCGAGTTAATTACGAATTTTGCGTTTCCCGTGCTAGCGGAGTCTGTGCCTGTAACAGATTCAATATAACGTATCGTTTCAAAATTTTCATCACTAATGGTGTCGGGTTTAATAGTTCCTCCCCGATATCTAAACAGCAGTGATGTTGCATTTGTGTTATACAATACGGTGTTTGCGTTAGCCGCATATCCAACTTTAGATAAAATACTGGTGGTTACACCTTTTGTTTTTGTATTTGCGGCATTCGTAATGCTGCGAATGCATTTGTCACTAAAAATAATTTCAACATTCGCAGTTGTATTTGTTTTAGCTAATAAATCATCAGAGTCTAACACTAATGTATGGTCACGAAGTGTCGTGCTGTTTCCCGATGAGTTTGACGCTAAAATTGGATATATTAACCGAGTTCCTTCAGTCGTAAATAATTTTATTGTCGCTCCTACTAACGCGTTATTACTAGAGTTATCGGACGGAAGAATTCCTCCAGCAGTGGCCGCTGTATTTTGACGAAGCCGTATAGTTTTAGCAGAGGCATTTACCGTTACCGCACTAACTGTACTATTTGCACCTAGCTTAGTACTATCACCCGCGTTTGATGTCGTGTTAACTTGGAGTATTTTTGTTTCAAACTCCGCATTAACCAGATACAATCTATATACGGTATTTGCATCACCAACTCCAGAATGATAGACAAATGAGCGGGCAAATGCCGTACCAATTTTAGTTGATGGATAGATTCCAATAGTCGTGTTAGACTGAGTGGTATTAACACTGCTAAATGGTACGCTATGTAAATGCACCAATTCCATTTGATTAATATTGAATAGTCCAACATCTTTAGTCACTAAAATGGAAGGGCCAAATCCTGTCGATGTTTTTCCGTTGTTTACTGGAGTTGTGGTACGAGCGCGGTCAGTCTCCAGCTTTAGTGTTCCCGTGGTACCAATTTCATATCCACGTACGTAAGCTTTTCCTGACTCTAATTCTATGTTTACTTTATCCTCAGAGATTACCGTAGCCGTAACGTTCGTAAAGTTCTCAAAAAATGCAGCATTAACTGTTAGCGCAGTATTGCTAGAAATTCCGGTAATCTCTCGTTTTTCACCATTAACGACCAAAATGTCGCCAACGGAAATTTCAGATTGAAACAATGTTGTGACATTACTAGTGCTACCATTTGCTAGGGTAATTGTAGTTACTGCATCCGCTGCTTGAATCGTATTACTGGTTGTGTTACCTGTAATACGGCCGGTAATATTAGGCACACCTACGGCAGGATTGTGATCTTTTACCAATAAACGAAACGGCCTAACAACATAATCTCCAGATTCATCATAGGTGCGACGAGCTAATGTATCTTCAATAAAATCAGTTTCAAGTCGATCTGATTGTGGTTGAACTTGCCCCTCGATAATACGCACCAGCTCAATAAATCCCGTATCCGCATTTAAACTTACACGGTCATCGTTAATATCTTTTGCCGTTAATATCGCAGACAGTCGTAGTCGATCTGCGCCAGGCGCCGCATAATTAGTAGAACCCAATGCAGGATCTAATAATGTTCCATCGGATGTACTAGTAATAATAGTTTCTGCGATTGTAAATCCCACACGCTTTGACGGATGCGGAGTAGACGTGCTTAAGATAATTGTTTGCTTTGGCACTTCTACCAAGTGTCCTCGCAAATAAAACACTCCATCCGCAACTGAATACGTGCTTGCCGAAATAGTTACGGTGTTTCCTGATCCCACCACCATAGTAGCAATAACGGCACCCGTGTTTGCGTTTAAGAACTGTACGCTTTCCTCCGCCGCGAAAGGTGTTGCATTTAATGGTGCAAATAAAATGGCCGAAAGAGAGGTATTTGCGGTGATTTTTGATACTTGCGTTACAATCGCCCGCGCACCGCTGGTTATTCCTTCAACGATTGCCCCCTCCGTAGTTTCTGCATCATAAAAATTATCGATATCAACATTTCCATCCTTTACAACTTGTAATGCAATTGCGTTGTTAGCGAATGTTAATTGTCCACCCTGTATGGCCGCACCTTCTCGGTAGATACTCGACGATAATTGCTCCACTTGATTTTGGAGCATGGACTGTATCTGGTTCAGTTCTCGTGTCTGTACTGGGGTCTTGGGTTTAACCAAAATACGATGAAACCGCTTACTGCGCGTATAATCATCCCAGTATGGATTACTTCGAAGAACTTCCTGTGTCGTGTTTGATAACGGCATACTTTACTACCTTCTTAAAAAGTCAAAACAGTTCGAATAACTTCTGTTTGTGTATTTGCCCGAAAAATAGGGCTTAGATGCTGAACGAAAAGAACTTCTCCCGTGCGAGGAATAATATCTGGCGACAAAACTGCGGTAACCACACCGGTCGCACCGGACGCTGCTACGATATCCTCAAAACTTTCAGGTAACGCACTCGGTACAACATTTTGTGATGCGGCCTCTACGGCAGTAGTATTACCATTTCCAATTCCAATTATTGTGCGGTCGACTGCATCATTCGCGGTAAATGCCGCACGCGAAACGTGTACCAATTTTAAAGTTCCTGCACTTTGTTCAACGACAACTCCATAAGCACCAGTGCTTGCTTGGTAGACAATTTCGTCTTTGTTGAATGTTTCTCCGGTTGTAATTGTTAGCGTTGTAGTCATATCATACAAATTAGCCGTGGCTACTTCACCGTTTACCAATAAGGGATTTTTTAAAATAGCAATTCGACGATATTCGTTGGCAGTAGTAATAAATCCACCTTCAGATCCTTCTAGTTCAACATACAGCATTACGTGTTTTGCATACAGTTCATTCTTATTGTTAATCGCATGATTTGAAAAATAATGTAATCCACTAGTATTCGCAAAACTATTTCGAGGAGAAATAATTGCAGATGCGGTCGCACCGCTACCACTTACTCCTGTACCAGTTACAATACGTGCATCCGCAAAACTATAATTTTCTCCATACGAAACCATATGAATATCTATAATGGTATTCCCTGAAATTTCCACCGTCGCAACGGCACCACTGCCATCTCCATCAATCACCACGGAAGGTGGAGTCGCTGAGCTATAGCCAGTTCCGGCTGTATCTACAACAATTTGGTAAATACCACCATTTCCTGTTGTACGGGCGGTATTAAACGTAATGTATCGCGCAGATGAGTCGTTGAAAACATCACCCGTGCTTGTGTCAAGTGTGTCCGACGCATCTCGCACCGGCATATAGTTTCCGGTGACAAACTTTTCCTCATCCTCCGAGGAAATCGTGTATAGATATTTCCACAAATAGTATCGGTTATTTTCTGCACTAGAAGTTATAATATCACTCGGCGAC